CGGGATCAAATTGAGTTCAATATCTACAACCAGGGTTCGTTTCGGAAGGTTCAATTGAATGCGGGATATGGATCGAATCTCCCGGTCATTTTCTATGGAAACATTACTCAGGCCTGGTCTGTGAGAGAAGGAACGAACTTCATCACTCAGATTGAGTGCTTTGACGGAGGCTATGCCTACAACAATGCGTTTACGAATGTTTCTTTCCCTGCACTCCTTCCGAATCAGTCTATCATTACAGCGCTGGTTCAATCTCTCGCTGAGTACAACGTTATCCCGGGACACATTGGTAAATACCCTGGCCAGACCGAAAGAGGATCGACCTATTCAGAGCCTACCTGTGGATTGCTCTCAAGACTGACTAACGGAGGATTTTTCATTGATAATGGGGTGGCGAATTGTCTCGGAAACAGCGAGGTGATTGCCAATAGTTTTCCTTTGATCAATGCGCAGACAGGTTTACTTGGAACTCCCGTTCGAGAACAGCAGATTCTCACTTTCGATATGATTTTTGAGCCTAGATTGCAGGCGGGACAAATCATCAATCTTCAGAGTGCTACGATCGCAAACAGCACGGTCAGCCAGGCCGTGAATGGGAATTACAAGGTGACGTCAATCAAGCATCGAGGGATGATCTCAGCTTCGGTCTGCGGAGAAGCGATTACGAGTCTCGGGATGTTTCTGGGACAGAATGGGCCCAGTGCCCTCTCGGTGGTCGCATGACGATCGTAACGAATGCCCTCCCCTATAACTTCACTCCGACCCCCCCAAGCATGAAGGATCTCTTGAATGCTTTCGGGCAAGATCTTCTCATCAATTTCAATTGCCATCACATAGGCACTATCCAGTCTTTCAATGCTCTGCTTCAGACGGCAACGGCCACAATCAATTACCAGAAGACCTTCTTCACTCTGAACAAGCTCACTCAGCAATATGAGCCCACCATGAAGCCGTATCCCACGATCCTGGATTGCCCCATCGTGGTGCTATCTGGAGGCTCGACAGCACTCACCTTCCCGATTGCGAAGGGGGATCAATGCCTGATTCTCTTCAATGATCGGGACATGGATAACTGGTTTTCGGGCTCATCCACCTCAGGTGTGGCTACGGCCAGGCTCCATAGCTTTTCCGATGCGATCATTCTAGTGGGCCTGAACTCTCTGAATACTCTGTGGACCCTCTACGATATGACACGGGCCGTTTTACGAGCAGGAAAAGTCCCAGGTACCATGACTGCCGTGGGTGTGAATCCCTCGAACTCCAAGGTGCTGGTCTCCAATACGTACCCCACTAACACAATCACTCTGAATACGCTCCTGCAACAATTACTGACTTCACTGCAGAGTCTGACCAATCAACTTAGTCTTTTGACGGTGACTGGGGTGACTTCAGGGGCCGGAGTTAGCGGAGTACCCTCAAACGCTCCAGCTATTACCGCGATAGGGACTCAGATTGGAACGATTGCCACAGCGATAGGAAACCTTCTCGAATGAGCACCAACACGCCTGTATCCATCGTGAGAGCACTGGACGTCGGGGGGGATTGGACCTTTGGTCTCTCCAAGGGGAATTACATCTCGGGCAATCCCATGGTCGCTCAGAATTGCCAGACCGCTGTCAGTTCATTCATCGGCAATTGCTTCTTTGATATGGGTGCGGGGATTGATTGGTTCAGCTATCTCGCTGGGAGCAAGAGTCAATTGGCCCTTGAGCTTTCAATCAGTGCAGTTCTTTTGAATCAGTATGGGGTCATTGGAGTGAATCAGGTTACGGTCATATTAGATACGATCACTCGAAACATTAATATCATCTATAATGTGACTACAATTTTCACAGGCAATGTGCAGTCGAATTTCATCATTTTGACAGATCAAAACGGGAATCCGTTAACGGATCAGTACGGGAATATTCTTCTGGGGTGAGCAGGGATAGGGGGATCGTATGCCAAATGAGTTGACATCATCAGGACTGACCACAGCATCGCAGGCCGAGCTTCTGAATACCTTTACGACTGGACTACAAGCGATTTATGGTTCTGGGATCAATCTTCAATCCAATACCCCGGATGGTCAGCTCATCAATCTTTTCATTCAAGCTATTCTCGATGTCGAAGATCTTCTGACTCAGATTTACAATTCTTTTGATCCAGACAATGCGGTTGGAAATGTTCTCGATCAGAGAGTTGCCATAAATGGGATTCAAAGAGAAGGCGGCACTTTCACGATTACCAATGTCAGTTTGGTCACTACAAGTTCTGTCAACTTATACGGCTTAGATCAAAGTGTGAACCCTGTTTATACGGTCGCAGACGGAGCAGGGAATCAGTGGCAGCTGATTCAAACAGTTCTTGGATTAGCTCCAGGAACTACGGCTCTCACCTTTCAGGCAGCCTTACCCGGCGCGGTTCAGACTACGCCCAACACGATTACTACTCCGGTGACCATTGTTTTAGGAGTAGAGTCCCTGAACAATCCCACGACTTATACGACTTTGGGAATTGATGAAGAGAGTGATGCTGCATTGAGATTGAGACGGCAACAGTCTGTTTCTCTTTCCTCTCAAGGCTATCTTCAAGGATTGCTTGCAGCTCTTGAGAATATCAACGGGATTACTTCTGCTTTCGTCTATGAAAATAACGGTTCCACGACAGATGGAAATGGAGTTCCAGGCCATAGTATTTGGGTGATCATTGGAGGAACTCCCGCAATCTCCTTAGGACTCCCCTGGAGTGGAACTACTATTTACTCCTATGGCCAGATCGTGAGTTCGGGTGGGGTGAATTACATCTCCTGGCAGAACAACAACGTGGGAAATCCTGTGAGCGATACTGCCTTTTGGGGAGTTTACAATCCTGTCGCCCAGGCTATTTATGCGAAAAGAAATGCCGGATGCGGGATGAAAGGTTCCACGAGCTATACCATTACCCAAATCGACGGCACTCAATTCACCGTTCGTTGGGATCTTGTGGTTGCTGAACCGATAGTCATCAAATTTACGGCCAGTTCTTTGGATGGAGTCAATGCACCGAATATCGCGAATATCCTGACTCAATTGCCGATTATTTATACTCCCGGCGTGGATGCCGAAGTGAACATCAACCAGCTCTCCACGCTAGTTCAGGAAATTGATCCAAATACCTTGGTCACTAATTCAGGTTTCAGTACGAGTCTGAGCGGATTTACGGTCACTTTGACCCCAAGTTTCAAAAACTTTCAATTCGTGGTTTCTGCTCCCAATATTTATATCCTTCCCATGATCATGAATGCTCTGGGGGCGATACCCACAATTGTCTCGGGACTAGTGACTCAGATGAATATCAGCGTAGCCAGTGGGGGTAACACGATTCAATTCACGGGACTGGGTGGATATGGAACATTAACTTATTCTTTATTGTCGGGGGCCGGATCGATCAATCCTACCACAGGACTCTATACGAGTGCAGGCGCAGGAACAGATACGGTACAGGTAGAAGATTCGCAATCAAACGTGGCTATTGCAGTGATAACGGTGACCTAATATGGAAGAAATGAGCCCATTTCAGCTAGTTTTGTATTATGCAAATCTTCTGATTCTTCAATACAAATCAAAGCCAAAAGCTTATTCGACCGTTACGACTGTTTGTGCTCCTGCGATCATGCCTCAGGTTTCAACTCAGGCTATTTCCTTTTCAGATGTCGCTGCAAGCGGCAGCTTCACCCTTCAATATGCTCCTATCTTAGGTCAAGTCCAAACGACTGTTATCAATTGGAATGACAATTTAGCGACGATTCAGACAAAGATTCAGATTCTTCTCAATTCACTCATCTTGACTGTGACCGGAAGCATTGCATCTCAGGGCTTGAGCATTGTTTTTAATGGCGTCACTCCCCCAGTATCATTGCTTACGGTGACAGCCAATAGTTTGCAAAATTCTCTCTCTCAGGGAATCGAAATTACGATTACCGAAACAGATCAAACCTTGCCAATTGTTGTGCAAAATGCCTTTAATTTGATCGGATCTAATATTGCCAAAGGCGTTCAGCTAGACGTTCTAGGAAAGTATGCAGGAGTCACCCGAACGTTTGGGGCTACCAACTTAAATGATGCTGATTTTCTGACTTTAATTCGTTTTGCAACTCTTCAAAACAATTCTGGAAGTAGTTTAGCTACGATTGAAGCGAATCTGAATACCATCTTCGCTGGGGATTTTATCGTGGTGGATACCCAGGATATGCGGCTTTCTTATATTTTTAATAGCGCGATTGTGAATTTGACTCTCTTGTATGTTTTGATCGGAGAGAAACTGATTCCAAAACCGATGGGTGTGGGAGCTGTCGTTATTATTACTCCTCAGGTGTATAATTTTTTTGGATTCAGAACCTATGATGCTCCAAATGACTTGGTAAAGCCTTTTAATACGTACGATTCTTTTAACAATGACTGGTTTTTCTTATCCTATAGCAACGCTATCGAGGTGGGGTGATTATGAAAAAGCTTGTTTTTGTTTCTGTATTACTGACCCTCTTGTTAAGACCAGCCAATGCAAATTATCAGCCGCTCGGCAATCTTCCCATTGGGGATGCGGCTTCAAGTGTGGCGAATGATTCCCTGCCATTTACGAACTTCACAACGAATGTCACGCAGAGGCTTTTGTTCTCGGACCTTCCCAATATCCCTTCTCTTGCAAATGCCTTTGCATCCTCGAACAATCCTGTCTTCAATGGGATCTTGAGTCTGAAGGGAGCAGGGGCAGAGACAGTTTCACTGATCCCCCCCACGACAGCTTTCACGAGCTATAATTTTAATTTTCCGTTAACCCCGGGCTCTTCAGGTCAAGTGCTCACCTCAGCAGGCGGCGGGACCTCTGCGATGACCTGGTCGACCCCACTCACTTCAATCGGATTGACAGTGCCCGGGTCCAGCATCTTCGGAGTCACGAATTCTCCTCTGACCTCGAATGGGAATCTGAATCTCACCACGACAGGGACTTCCGGTGGAATTCCGTACTTTAGTTCTTCAAGCCAGTTGTTGTCGTCTCCTGTATTGACCTCCAATCAGCTGGTGATGGGAGGAGGGCCAGGAACAGGTCCTTCCCCATTACCGGCTGGGTCTCAGTATCAGGTGCTCACCATGGGTGCATCAAACCCAGGATATGGCGCTGTGAATCTAGGGCAAAGTGCAGCTGTCACCGGAACTTTACCGAATGCCAACACCACAGCCACAAGCTCAAATCAGCCTTCCACAATTGTTCAGAGAGATAGTTCCGGGAATTTCTTTGCGAATCAGGTTGCCTTAAATCAGTTGACTCTTAATAACGGAAATATTCTGAATAACTCTGCTCTTTACGTTCAGGGGGCTTCGACTCAATTTACTGCTAACTTCATTGGAAACAATGCATCAGGGGATTCAAATGGAGTTGAAATTCAAGCAGGAACCAATAGCACTGACATGGCCCTGCAAGTGGAAAATCATGCCGCTAGTTCGATTTTCTTTGAAATCAAAGGGGACGGAGTCAGCAGCTTTTTTCATGACTTAAATTCTCCCGACATCTTATTGAATGGCAGTTCGTCTGGAACGGTCTCGGTTTTACCCCCGTCTACTTTCACGAGCTACAATTTCAATCTTCCTGCGACGCCTGGAAGTGCTGGCCAGGTTCTGACGTCTCAAGGGGGCCTGGGGAATGCAATGACATGGAGTACTCCTTCCACGGGCTCGGTGACTTCTGTGGGGTTGACGGTTCCGAGCTCTAGTATCTTTGGGGTGACCAACTCACCGATCACCTCGAGCGGGAATCTCGTGCTGACAACAACCGGCACTTCGGGGGGGATTCCTTACTTCAGTTCGACCAGTCAGCTCTCGTCATCGCCTGTTCTGACCTCGAGTCAGCTCGTGACAGGGGGAGGACCCGGTGCTGCCCCTTCTCCATTACCGGCGGGATCGCAATTCCAGGTCCTCACCATGGGAGCTTCGAATCCCGGATACGGCGCCGTAAACCTTGCTCAGAGCGCAGCAGTGACCGGTATCTTACCTAATAGCAATACGACGGCCACAGATGCGAATACGGCTTCTGCAATTGTGGCTCGGGATAGTTCGGGCAATTTCACGGCGAGCACCATCACCGCTGCTTTGACTGGCACGGCCTCAGGGAACACGACTTATACCGCGAATAATCACGGAGTGGTCCTATCGGGCTCTGGCAACGCCATGACGGTCATTGCTCCGGATGCATCAACGTCTAAGCTTCTCATCTCGGGAGGATTAACCGCTGATCCCACCTGGGGACTTTTGACGAATTCCAATCTTTCCGGCTCCGCGGCTATCACCAATGCGAATCTGGCGACTATGTCGAGCAGTTCCAGTACTGTGGGAACTGTAAAAGGGAATATCTCCGGATCCAGCGCAACACCGAGTGATTTGGTTCTCACCTCGGGCAATACTTTTGGTTCTGTGGTTTACCGAGATTCTGTCGGAAATTTCAGTGCAAGTATTATCTCAGCACAACTCGATGGAACTGCTTCCGGAAATACCACTTATAGTCCAGTAACTCATGGTGTCGTCATTTCTGGATCGACCAACACCATGAGCATTGTGAATCCGGATGCAAATACAAATAAGGTCTTTCTTTCGGGAGGCTCATCCGCAGATCCAGTCTGGGGACTTCTGACCAATTCTAATTTGTCAGGTTCTGCGGCTATTTCGAACGCAAATTTAGCGACGATGGCCAGCACTTCGACGACTGTGGGAACGGTGAAAGGGAATATTTCTGGGGCGAGTGCTACACCTACTGACCTTACTTTAACTTCAGCGAATACAGCCAGTTCCGTGGTTTATAGAGATGGGTCTGGCAATTTCAGTGCCGGGACCATTACCGGCTCCTTAACTGGCACCGCCTCGGGGAACACGACTTATACGCCGAATCAATTTGGTGTGGTGACGTCAGGCGCAGGAAATACGATGACAGTGGTGGCTCCAGTCGCTTCGACTGCGCTTCCCTTAGTGAGTGGTGGATCAGCAGCGATTCCCACCTGGTCGGTCTTGGGTGTTGCTGGGGGGGGAACAGGGATCACATCCGGAACATCGGGAGGCGTACCCTACTTTTCCAGTGTAGGGGCTATCGCTTCCTCCGGAGTACTCACAGCGAATCAGGTGGTCTTAGGCGGAGGGGTGGGAGCAGCACCGTCTCCACTGCCGGCTGGCTCCCAATTCCAGGTGCTGACTATGGGGGCCTCGAATCCTGGTTATGGCGCCGTGAACTTAGCTCAGAGTGCGGCCGTTACGGGTACGCTCCCCACAGCCAATGGAGGAACGGGCGTTACTCAGATGGGAGCGAATCAGGTCTTTGCGGGCCCGTCAACGGGACCCTCAGCCGCTCCTTCTCCTAGGGCTCTTGTGGCAGCGGATATTCCAAGTACTCTGAATGCGACGACGATCAATACGAGTGTCACAAGTCCGTTGCATATTGGGGGAACCACAGCTTCAAGCAGTCTCACTCTTGAATCCACGAGTGGAACAGGAACTACGGATTCGATTATTTTTAAAACGGGAAGCCAAGCTACCGTAATGACCATCAATAACTCAGGGAACGTCGGCATAGGTACTACTTCCCCGAGTAGGAGTCTTGAAGTTGATTCTTCCGGAGGAGCCGGAGTTCGATTAAAAGATCCTTCAACCGCTAACGGAGGAGGCTACCTCGAGGGCTATAATAGCGGCGGTACTCTCACGGCTTATCTCAGTTTAGGCACGGCCTATAATATAGGAAACTCAGGCGAGGCCGCTCTGGCTACTCAAGGAGCTACTAGCTTAAAACTCGGAACCAATAACACTACTGCATTGAGTATCGATTCCTCCCAACAAGTTTTCATTCCCAATATGAACACCAGTACGGCAGCACTCGATTACGTGTGCTGGAATCCAAGTACAGGGAAATTAACAGCCGATAGCGCGGGTACTTGTTTAGCATCCACACAGAAAGTGAAGGAAAATATTCAAGATCTAGATATTGGGCTGAAACAGGTCATGAATCTTCACCCGATCTCGTTTGATTATAAGAAGGAATACTCACCCCGCGATCTAGGCGATCAAGTCGGGTTTATTGCTGAAGAAGTAGTGAAGGTGGATTCAAGACTTGTGTCTAGAGACTCTAAAGGGGAATTCAACGGGGTCAGGTATTCTCAAATGACCTCTGTTTTGACTAAAGCGATTCAAGAGCAGCAACAAGAAATTGAGGATTTGAGGAAAGAAATAATTCTCCTCAAAGCCAGAAACAAGTGAAATGATAGGGGAGTATTTTACATGAGAGAGTTTGAAATCAGGGGGATTTCATGAGTAGGCTCGGTCGATACACACAAAGTTTATTCGGATCTTCTGCCGGCGCAAATCAAATGGCTGAGTTCGGAAGTCTGGCTGCTGGAACTCCAGCACGCTATTCCGGGAGCACCATT